ACAGGGTATGCTTATCGGCGAACGCCTGGACGCGCTCGAACAGGAAGACGCCAACGTTGCAACCGACAGCGATATCGACGCGCTTTTTGCGTAAGTCGACGCCAATATACTTAATTTTTTTTGGAGGATAACCACTATGAGCAAAACTGTTAAGCTCGCCCAGCTCGCCCGTTTCAAGACCAATGCTGACGCAACCTACGCCGGCAAGGCTGCCTTTAACGCGCTGGTTGGTAGCGACACCGGTAAGACCGTCCGCACCATCGCCAACGAGGAACTGGCTGCACAGCTGATTCCCGAGAACGCAAACTCCGCCCGTGATACTCTGGCCGAGATTGCCGCATGGATTCAGTCTCACCCCAATGACGCTTCCGCTATGAATGCCGCCATCACTGCCCTGCAGAACAAGGTAGACACCGGCGACAGCACCGTTTCCGCTTACGTTTCCGCTGCCATTTCCGCCCTGAACATCGGCGACTACGCTACGGCTGCAAATCTGACCGCTCTGGCTTCCCGCGTAACAACCCTTGAGGGCACCGTCAACGGTCTGGGTACCATGGCGACCAAAAACAACGTCTCGGAGAACGATCTTGCTACCGCGCTGAAGGAAAAAGTCAACGCAGCCGCAGAGGGCAACCACACTCACGGCAATAAGACCGTTCTGGACGGCATTACTGCCGCCAAGGTAGCAGGATGGGATGCAAAGTCCGACTTCTCCGGCGCTTATGCCGACCTGAGCGGAAAGCCCAGCATTCCCAGCACCGTCGCGGAGCTGACCGATGCCGGCAACTACGCGCTGAAGACCGAAATTCCCACTATCACCTACGCCACAGACGCAGAGATTGACGCTCTGTTTGCATAAGGAAAGGGGGATGAAATATGCCCGCTATTAATCTCGCAAACCTTAGTCGCTTCTTCGATAAGGTAAAGGATTATGTAGCTTCCAAAGTAGGCTACATCGGCGCGTCCAAACCGGAGATGATTTATACGGCGACGTCCACCGACGGCGTGACCTACACCGCCACCATTCCCGGCATCACGGAGCTGTATGCAGGTCTGAAGATTTACGTTAAATTTTCACGTGCATCCGCAAGCACAGGACCCAAGCTGAATCTCAACAACTTGGGAGAGAAGGGAATCCGTCAGCCGCTGTCTACCAACGGCAACTCTTTCGCTACGGGTCCCACAAATACCTGGCTTAACGCCTCCTGCCCGATGGTCTTGACCTATACGGGTACAATCTGGAAGACGGACTTTGTCCGCCCCTCCGCAACGTACCTGTATGGTAAGGTACCCGTCACCAGCGGCGGTACCGGAGCGGATAACGCAGATGAGGCGCTGACCAACCTCGGAGCCGTAAGCAGAGCGGAGTTTGAGTCCGAGATCGCACGGCTTGAAGGTCTCATCAACAACAACTAAAACAAAAGGGGAAGTACACTATGGCAATCCAAGATATCAAAAAAGCGGCCGAGTACAGTGCCGCGGAATACCACGCCGCGCTTCGTAAGCTGCGCAGGTTCCTCGATTCTGCAGAACCAAGCCTGGTGTACTTCCTCACCAACCTCTGGAGAGCCCAGGGAAAGGCTATCACATACAAAGAGCTGCGCGAAGCCATCCTTGCGGGAGAGCTAAGCGCAGAGTATCTCAAGGATTGGCAGCAGGACTACAACAGATTCGTTGTACAGCACCTGCTGCCGGCTTGGGACGAAGCCATGAAAGCCGCCACGGACGAACTGGCAGCCAAATATGTGGACTGGAACTTCAATCCGATGGCGGACGGCATAAAGAACTGGACGGAGACAAAATCCGCCGAATTCGTGACCAACGTGACACAGGCTCAACACGATGGCCTCAGAGCGGTCGTGAAGCGAGCTGCAAGGCTTGAGAACAGAAATGTGGATTCGTTGGCAAGGACCGTGCGAAGCATGGTCGGTTTGACCCGGCAGCAAGCCGAGGCGAACTTTAACTATTATGAGAACCTCCTTAATAACGGCGTCAAAGAAAAGAAGGCGCAAGAGCTCGCCATCAGATACGCGGCGAGACAGCACCGCTACCGTGGGTATAATATCGCCCGGACGGAGCTCGCGTTTGCCTATAACCAAGGGGCATACGAGGGCGTAAAGCAGGCGCAAGCCGCCGGATACATGAAAGACGTCGTGAAAATATGGTGTACTGCTGAGGATGAGCGCACGTGCGAAGAATGCGGAGCGCTTGAGGGCAAGATCGTCAATATGGATGATGACTTTGATATCCAGACAAAGCTGTCGAAAGTCAGGACTCCGACGATTAAAAAAGTGCCTCCGGCGCATCCTTCCTGTAGATGTGCTGTGTTATTCAAAGAAATTAACCTCCAAAATGACAGCAAATCGACAGCAAAACGGTAGTACATTATTGACATTTGAAAATTATAGCGGTATAATTTTAGCAGAATATTCCGTAAAATGAACATATACGAAAGGGACAGCGCATGGTAACGTTTGATGAAATCCTCAAATTCAACCCATACCACGATTCGCGCGGCAGGTTTGCCAGCGCGGGATCGGCTGTCTCTTTTACATATTCTCCGGGCAAGAGTAACGCCCACGATAACGCGATACAGCGCGAGAAAGACCGCGCCGACGAACCCACGGGCAAAGGCTTCAAAGGCACTTTGTATCACGGCAGCCCCGCCAAAGATATAGAGGAATTCGATATCAACAGGGCTGGCGAGAACACCTCAAGCGGCGAGAAGCTCATCTTCTTCACCGATAGCAAGCAGACAGCGGAAGACTTCTCCTATGAAAGGCTGGAGGGAAGTACAGGCTTTACCCAGCAGCGCGGCAAAAAAGGTCGTGTATATGAAGTAGACGTGGAGATGAAGCACCCCCTTGACTTCCGCAAATTGAGTGAAGAGGACATCGACAACATCCTTCAGCTGGACGCGGAGGGCATCCTGACTCGCGACCTGGTGAAGCAGCTCTCGTCTAACCATCAGCTGCTGAAAGCCTCCCTGAAAATTGACGCCAAGACCCTAAAGAACCTCGGGTATGACGGCATCATTGCCAACATGGGCAAGGACGGCCACAACGCGCTGGAGTACGGCGTGGTGGACAGCCACCAGACGAGAATCATAAAATCCGCACGTCGCGCTGTTCTATTCATCGGTCTGAAGATCGTTGGTGCCGATTCCCTCGCAATAGCGGGAGGAGAACCGACCGAAGAATTCCACGTGACGCTGGTGTACGGAGAATTTGACCCGAACCTCAGTGACGAGGACGAAATCGACGAGTGTGTGCAGTCCGCGATTGATGAAATCCGCGGCTCCATCCCCGACAAAATCAAATTTGACGCAATTCAGCGCTTCCCGGCGTCTGAGAGCAGCGACGGAAAAGACGTCATCTATGCGCAGGTTGCTGCAGGGCAGTTAGAGCAGGTCCGCAAAGACTTGATAGAAGCCCTTGAAAAGCAGCATATAGCCATAGAAGACACATTCCCTACATATACCCCTCATATGACGCTTGCCTACATAGACCACGGCAAGGATTATGAACTTTCCAAAATCAATGAAACAGGGACGGTGACAAAGATAATGATAGGTCATGGTTCTGAAAGCACTAAAGAAAATAATTACACCATATTAAAAACCGACGACGACAAGCGTCTTGTCTTCGGCTGGGCGTCTATCTCCATCAAGGTGGACGGCGAGCAGATAGAAGACCGCCAGAAAGATATGATTGACCCCGACGTCCTGGAAGAGGCGGCGTATGAATACGTGCTGAAATTCAGGGATACCGGGGAGGAGCACAGACCGCACCTGCGAAAAAAAGGAAAGCTGGTTGAAAGCTGTGTCTTTACTGTAGAAAAACAGAAAGCTCTGGGCATCCCGGAGGGCATTCTCCCCGTCGGATGGTGGGTCGGCTTCAAGATTGAAGACGATAACGCCTGGGAGCTGGTGAAGAGCGGCGTATACAAGATGTTCTCCATCGAAGGCAAAGCGTACCGCGAACCTGTTGAAAAGGCGGATCGCGTAGCGAAGACTTTTGATGAGATTATCTATCTTGAAGAGGTGTTCCCCTAATTTATCGCATCACGCATACGACGTGATTATAGAAGTGGAGAAATTCAACCCTTACCACGATGCGAAGGGACGGTTTTCCACCGCGAATAACTCCGCATATTTCACTACTCACACGAAAGACCCCAAAAAGCAACATTGGGCAGACGCTGCCATTCTTCGTGAAAAGCACCGAACGGCTCAGATGACCCCTCCAAAACCCAAAAAGAACTACGACAGACTCGGATTCGCTGATTATGATGACGCGGATTACCATCAGATGTACAACGGGCGGCAGTATTATCAAAAGCAGCAGCTTACGTCTTCGCAGCAGAAAGCCGCCGGGAGTTATCTGGAAGCCACACCGGAGTCCGGAAGCCTGTACTCTCATAGCCAGAATTTGAATCAACAAATGGCTACAGGGCAACCGCTCACGGGGAAATACAAGCAAACGCACGACGGTCTGATGTCCGCTATGCATAATATCGGGTACAATGTCACCCTCACCAGATACGACCACGCAGGCATGGTCAACGGACTCCTGCAGGCGGTCGGTGCCGGTACGAACTACGAGCGGATGACGCAGTCGAAGCTCCAAAAGGCGCTGGTCGGAAGAACCATAAACGAAAGCAAATTCCTATCCACGTCTTATAACGACTTCAAAAACGCACCGCAGAGCACGAAGCAGATATTCGATTCGCGAGCGGTGAAAATCAACTACAAAGTCAAAGCGAATACGCAGGCAATGATGCCGGGCAAGGGTGCCGGGGGAGACTTCGGCGAAATCATTCTTGCGCCGACCAACGGGATAGCCAACAGAGGCGGCATGATTACCGCCGTGAGGCTGACCGGGCAAATGGTACGCCGCAAGGGGACGCAAACCTATAACCAGCCCCGCATTGAGATTGACATAGAAATCTAAGCTGAGAGGTGAACCCACATGAAAAGAGATCAGCAATCAGCTCCGGAGGAAGGACCGCACGGTATCGACCGATGGACGTCAAACGGATACGGCCTGTGTATTGATGGCATAAAAGTCCCAAATCCGTCAGAAAAGGAGGACGAAAATGGCAACAAAACTGAAAAACTTGCGCCTCACGAGCGTTGACCTTGTGAGAGCGGGAGCCAACCAGGAAGCAGATATTTGTCTCTTCAAGAGCTTGGACGGTGCCCCCGATGAAGACCCCGCAGAGCCCACTAAGCCTACACGGACAGTAAGCAAGTCCGACCCCAACCGATACGACACCATCGTAGAGGTGTTCCCCTAACTCAGTCGAGAAGTTCAATCCATTTCACGATGCGCAAGGTAGATTCTCAAACAAGAT